CAAATAATGAAACCGCAGAAGTAAATCTGCGGCATCGGATTTGGTTACACGATCAATGTGGTAATCAGATTTCACTTAAACAATAGATTAAAGTATGCTGCCACAACCAAAAGGGTGAGGCAGATTTGGTTATACTTCACTCCTCAGCAAGTCGTGCAAAGTATGCAAGTGCATCATCATCAGTGTCTTCAGTAGAAGATTTAGTTTGAGTGATGTCTTCTGCATTGAAGTCACCAGGAGTAGAAGTTACTGCAGGAGCAACACCGCGTCCTTCACTCTCATTTTCAAGATCTTCTTCTTGATAGCGAGGAGTGTTCTTATTACCAAGAACAGAATCAAGACGCTTCTTCAGAACATCATAATCTTTGAATTGGTCAGCAGCAACAAACTCTTGCAAAGAATATTGCTTTTTCCAGATTGCTTCCATAGCATCATCGTCATCCAACAATGCACTCTGTGCAGCAAATTCGGATGAATCATAGTTGCGGTAACCAGCAACGTTCTTTGCCTTCAGTTTGAAGTTGGCACCTTGCCAGAAGTCAAACGGATCGATTGCTTCCTCATCTTCAAACTCGGGTTGCATTGCTGCAGTGATCTTATCAAAGATCTTCTTACCGAACTTGTAAAGCATTGCTCTACCTTCATTGGAAGGATTAGCAGGATCTTTTACAACATAGATGTTAGCAACGTAGGTCAGTTTACGCTTTTGCTTACGTGCAGCATCTTTACCAGCATCAGTGCCGTTGTTCCACAACAAAGAATTATATTCAGAAACGGGATCTTTTTGCCCCAAAGTGGTGAGAGAATTTTCAATGTACCAACCACCAGGACCTTGGAAGGCGTGAGAGTACAGTTTAACGAACGGAAGATCTTCACCGTTGGGAGCAGGAAGGAAACGAATGACGGCATAACCATTGCCGCTCTTATCACATTCTAGTTTCCATAGACGATCATCACCTGATGAACCGCCATTATTATTCATTTTCTCAACTTCCTTGACCAGTTTTTGAGTCAGGGAGCCAAGCTTAGATTGCTTTTTAAGGTCTGCGAAAGACATTTAGATACCTCGGATTAATTTGGATTTGGGGGATTTGCTTGTATAGTATAACAAGGATTCCATCAAGAGTCAATGTATTGCTTCAAAGCGTCGATGGTCGCTTTCATACTATTAAACAACATCGTCATATCGGTTTCTGGTGGAAAACCCATCATAGCAACCGATTTACGAAGATTCTCTTTCATCTCAACCGCTTTAGGGTCTTCTGAAAGGGATAACCTAGTATACATCACTTTTTGCTTTTCTAGCAAGTCTGTTAGGATTTGAACGTGCTCAAGACGGTTTTCCTTGGACATCATACCAAAATCAAAGAGAGAACCATAGATTTTCTCTTGAAGTTTATTAATTTCGTTCAGTTCCTCCTGAATAATTTCGGAGTCAAAAAAATCACTCATTGACTAAGTTTCTCAGAATTGTTTTGTATTTGAATACATTAATATTTATGAAGGGATCATACTTCTTTACTTTTAAACTAACAGTTTCCCAAACAGGATCAGATAGTTTCTTATCGAAATTTTTTGAAAAATGGAATATTTTGTTGTAGATTACGAAATTTTCTAAGGAAAATCTCCCGCTTAGAAACTCTTTCAAAATCTTTGGATGTCCCTTGGAGCAGTCGAAGAGAGTTTCTAAGTTGTTCTCCAAGAATAATTCGTTGCTTTGTTCTTTGAACAAGTATGTCAAACTCTGATTTTTTTTCATCCACTCTGCGTATACTCTTTCGCCAGAATTGATAATTTCTCCAATCCATAGGTTTTGTGGGTTATCAGCGTTTGAAAAGTTAGACACTAAGAAGTCAACAATTTCTTTATCAGAATATTTACGACTGGTTTTTTCAAACCAGTATTTGTCTTTTCTTTTATTAAATGAAGTCACAGTGGCGCGTGTCTTTGCACCATATTTAAAAAAATCATATTTTGGATTTGTAAAATGATTTTTTAGTGACAAATAATGTTGATAGGTTTCAAAGGAAGTCACGATCATATCAAACGTAGTTCTGTCGTTCAGGATTTGATTTTATACTAGCAAAACTGGATATACAATATCTACCATAACCATCATGATAATCAGAATCTTGAATTTTAACTTTTTTTACACCGTGCTCAACATAACCAGGAATGATGATAAGTGAATTATTGGGACAAGAAAATTCATAATCATATGGAGGAAAATAAAGTTCGCCACCAGTAAATTTTTTTGGTTCTTTATAAAAATAAGTAAAGACTAAAAAAAGGCAAGATGCATCAGTATGAGGTTTATAATACTCCCCATTATGATAGTATCTTATCTTAGTTGCATCTGAATTGTTTCTAGGAAATGTTCTGCAGGAAATATCAGATTCAGACAATACTTCTACAATATCGCTATTGAAGATTTTACGAGTTACAGTAAGTATATTTGATAACTTACTGTAATCTGGTCTATCATTTTCTTCATTTCTGTAAATCGCATCCAACCATAATGCAGATGCATTAGTTTTTTCAACTACTCCACCGTAATTAATAGCAGGAAGTAATTTTCCTGGTTTGGTATAGAAATTAAGTTCTTCCCATATTAAAGACAGTTCTTCCTCATCATAAAAGTTTTCAACTATTAAATGTGGAAATGGTCCATCATACAAAGTTCCCTCAAATGGAGTCGCATTCTTTTTCATCACTAGAAATAATGAATTATAGGGGCAATTTTGCTTTCGATGTTTTCTTCATAAAGTTGAGACGAATTGCATCCCACTTTAAACGCTCTTTCAATGGTTTTGAAACAAGCTTTGTTATCGAGTCTACCTCAAGTTCATTAATTTCACAATAGTGAACTATTGCGTCAATATAATTGAGATTTTCTGATGCTACAATCGATTCTATTTCGATTGCAAATTTTGAAGGTGTCAAGAATTTACTCTCGATTGCCTTTTCTAATTCTTTGTTAGGTTCCATAGAGTTCAAGTTTATCTCCAACAAACTTTCTAATGTACTCGGTAAGGAGTTTAATGTACTTTGATTTGTTTCGTTCTTCATAGACTACGCACTCTCCGTTTTCACAAGCCATAATGATTACAAGTTTTTTGACTGAAATACCAGTCAATTCATACAACATACAAGCATATGCCATACATTGCACAAAATAATGATCGATCCACTCTCGTGGTTTCGGTTTTGCTGATGTTTTGAAATCTATTATTGCTAACTCGCCGTCGTATTCAGCGATACAGTCTACTGTCCCTGCAATTCCAAGTTGTTTGCTATACAGGGACCCTTCGAGAGCGTAAATATTATTTATAAGATTCAATTTTGATTTAGAAATCTTAAAAAGAAAATTAGAGATAGGACGTACTGTGGGGAGTTTTTCATTTTTTAGAAAATACTCTACAAGCGTGTGCATATCAGTTCCACGTCCTGTAGCACGTTTAGTGATACGATCCGCTTCTTCATTACCAACTCGCTTTCTCCACTTTACAAAGATGTCCTTATTATAATGACTAGTCACCGAAGTGATAGAGACTAATCGAAGGAGTTCTTCCTCATCGGGAACTTTATAGAATCTAACACCATCAATAGTTTCTCTATCAAGTTTAGGTAGATCTACATCAACATAATTAAACATCAAAAACCAGATTCCATTTTTGCAACAATGTATTCTTTAACAAGTCCAGATCGGACAATGTCATCTACACCAAACTCAATTATATCAAAAGATTCCATTTTACGCAAGATGCCTAGAAAATCTACAATACCATTCTTTTCGTTTGATTTTGTTAGATCAGATTGACGTGCATCACCACAGAAACAAATTCTAGTATTTTCACCAACACGAGTGATAATACTATCAAGTTCGTGGAAGTTTAGATTTTGAAACTCATCAACAATTATAATAGCATTATCAAGAGTAGTTCCACGTAAGAATGAAGTAGACCAAAACTTAATAGATTCCTGAGACTTCAGGTTTCCATACAACATTTCAAAGTCTGCATCACTAGGCATCTGGAACATATACTTAACCATATTCTTATATGGAATCTGGTAGATGTCTGCTTTGTCATCATGGTCTCCTGGCAGAAAACCAATCTCTCTAGTTGCTACAAGAGAACGTACAAGGTAGATACGCTCGTAAGGGGTATTTTCATTCAACACATCTTTAAGTGCATTGAAGAGCGTTATAAACGTCTTTCCTGT